GAATACCGACATCTTCTTGCCGACAATATCGTAAAACTCCCAAATCTCAGCATAACCCTGATTCTTGTCCTGAATCTTCTTGCGTGACGGGTCATCCGCATAGCGGCTGACCGCCATAACCTGAACCGATTCACGAGCAGACTTGGAATAACGCTTATCAGCCTTAACCTCAGACAGTGGACGGCGAATACGCTGAGCAATCCACTTAATGTCTTTCATGCTGGTTGCATCTGGGTCAACAAACACATCCATCGGGCTGACACGCTCAGCAAACGGGCTGTCTGCTGTAATTACCGTGTTGGTGGTGATTTCGCCACCAACCACAGTTGGGTCAGAGAACTCATCGTCCACGCCAACAACTTCTTCTTCAACAAAACGGTAACCGACCTTAATCCAGCCATGACCACAAACCAGTGAATCCTTGACCGCACGGCGGAACTCCGTGCGGATATCACGATGCCTCCACCAGTAGTTCACAACCGCTTCAGCGATGACAGCATTAGCAGCATTATCAGGACTTACAGAGTTAACGGTAATCTTTGGGAAGTTAACAGCAATATTCGGAGCAATAATGTTTACCGTGGAAAAAGCAATATTGACCAGCAGACGGTCCTCGTTGCGGTAATCCTCATAATGCTGACCTTTATACAGGTCATTCATTCTGCGCCAAGTCGCATCATAACCTTCATCCTTGCGCCAACGCTTAGAAGCCTCCAAACGCTGCTTATAATTCTTCAGGTAATCTGCTGCCGACTTCTTAGCCATTATTCTGCGTCCTTTTGACCCTCATGCCAACCAATATGGTTGTCCAACTTAGTACCCATAGCATCAACCTTTTTCCCTATCATTCGTAAAAGAATCTGTCCTTGGGCGTGCTGGTCGGTATTCTCTTTGCGAAGTTTTTGTAATACCACAACGACTGGTCCCGTGATGATTGCGACCGCAATAGGGACCCAGACTGCCGAGGACATACATTACATCCAGTTCGTGACAGGCTCGGCGTTATAGCCGTTAATCTTAGCCTGCTCAACAGTTTGACGCTGACGCTCACGAATAGTAGGACCATGAAAATCCTCCTGACCATAAGTAAAGCCAAGACGAACCCCCTTAATATGGCATTTGAAGCAGATTGACCCACGGTGAGGCATCTGCTCTACAAAAAACTGTGTCTGACAAGTGTCGCATATTAATTCCATACACAAATATGACCATTGTTCCCTAGAATGGGACCTGTTTTCGTACATTATGGGACCCAATGAACACTTTTCCGTCACCATAATTGGAAAACATGTGCTGTTCCCACCACAAAAGGCTGTTTTTGGGTACGGAAACATCTCCACGGTACTCTGGAAGCCACACATACTTTAGCATCTGGTTGGCGATAGCCAAACTGATGGTTCGGTCATCGTGTGGGCTACCAGTCATACGCCCATTTTCCTTGCGCACAAAGGTGCGCAATTCAGCCAAAGTCTTTTCATCCAGAATGGTAATGCCACCATCACGAATATTAGCATTCAGTTCGTCAATCATCAACGGTTTGCTGGTACCCGTGGTTCTCCAACCCAGAACATCGGTAGCGTCTGCACGGACAGCATTGAGTCGGCGTTGTTTATACAGATTCTTATAGCCATGCTTCTGGGCAGCCTTCAGGGTGGTCAAACCGTGGTTATTGTTTTCCACACCCAACAGGGCTGTGTTGTACCACCAGCCCAGTTCAGCCAGAAGTTCGCCAAAAATATCTGGTTCAATATGTCCATGCCAGTGGGCAACGATTAAACCTGTGGCTGCATCAATTATGTGGGCAGAACTATAGTCGCCATGCGACAAGCCTTCAGCGACATCCGCTCCAATCACATAAACGCTGGCAGGGTCAGGGAATTCCCAAACCGATAGTTCGCCATCTTTCTCATATCGGAACTCACCGTTGCCGTCCGAAAACAAATGGTAATATCCAGTGCTAGGTTCAACCATTTCCATGCTATCCAGCAGGTCAATGTCAAATACGGGGTTACCTGACTTAATAAACGCTTCCTCTGGGAAGCGTGGATACTCTTGGTGCATCTGCCAGTCTTGCATGTTGCGTGACTTGGCTTCATACCAATCATCATTTCTTTCCCCATCCGCATTCCAAGGAAAGAAAATACCCTTGAACTTATTGTCACCTGTTTGTGACCCAACCCACAACTGGTGAAAAAAGTTTCCCGAACCGTTAGCCGTAGACAATCCAATAACCCGACCACCGACATCGGTAATAGGTTCAATAGAAGCCCACGCTTCCTCAGGGTTTGGCAAGAATGCCCATTCGTCCACAATCACCAAATATACCGACTCACCTCGGGCAGGGTCGCTGCCCGATGGCAGTGACTCAATAGCAGATTCGTTATCAAACACCATCTTCAACTGATGGTCAGTGGTTTGGCGTGGACCACGCTCCTTCATCCAATGCGGAAGAAACCTATAGCCATATTTGCTTTTTGCAAGCAACTTGACTGATTCACGCTCCGTACGGGACAACATGACAATGAATCTGTCTTGGGCAAAGAACACTAACCAGAAAGCATAAGCGGCAGCCAAAGTGCTGAAACCAATCTGGCGTGCCTTCAGAACAATACTGTAGCGTTCTGACATCCATGAGCGAATAGTGGACAACTGTGCTTCACGCAACTCAAACTTAATTCGTCCACGCTCAGGATGCTTAATGCACCAATAGTTTGAACAGAAATAAGCGAACGCTTCAATTTGTTCATCCAAACTGGCGTTTTCGGGACCACGACACTTACGCCATTCTTTCTCGTTCAGCAGTGGTGTCAGTTCCACGGTTTACCACCCCACGGAATCCAACCATCACCATAATGCCGCTCAGCATAATCAAAAATAGCCATAAAAGCCAAAGCATTAACCCTAGGATTAAACAAGTCATCACATGACTCCACAATCCCCCAATGCTGGAGAACACCCTTCTTAAAATACTTATTTGGTTTACACCAATAGGCATTGATTTGAAAAAGACCATAAGAACCACCCATCGGGTCTGTGGGGTTAAACGCTACTTGGCGGCAGCGTGACTCACGCCACATCACATAATCCACCTGATATCTGCCAGCGGAACGCTGGGCAGAAACCATACTAGAAATATTTTTACGATGGTCACACAACAACTCCCTAGTTGTAGCGTGGACAGGAGAGGCAAACATAACTGAAATCAGTATAGCCGAAACTAGCAGCAACTTTTTCATAAGTTCCAATCTAGTGGACCGTAGTCCACCATAGGTTACTTGAACAGTGCCTTAAAGGCTTGATGAACCTTCTTCGGGTCATCAGCAAACTCGGGAGAAATTTCTATATGGTACCAATCGCCACGGGGCGCACCAACTACCACCTGATGATGATACTTTTCCCATCCATCACGGGTACACTTATAGGCACGACCATACGGGGCTGGGAAATAATCTATAATTAGTTCAATGCCCAGTGCAGCAGCGTTGGTGGCAAGAAAGTTAATGAAATCATTAGCCTGTTTTCTGTCCTTGCCACGCCAACTCAAGTCCATAGCCCGACCCGTTGAGTGAACTGACATCTTATCGGGGCGACCCTTGATGGGTCGCACACCCCAAGTGCCATTATTCCACAGATTCTTGCCGCTAAGCAGAACACAGTGTTTTACAAATGATTCTGTGCCTTTGCGTTTCCCCTTGGAAACGCCATCAGACATACCCGTATAGGGTCGCCTAGACATTAACGCTTCTTTCTCGGGGCAGCCTTCTTCTTGACCACAAGACGGCGACCATAACGGGAATCCTTCGGGTCAAGCCATGAATACACAACAGGCAGCAACGCTGCCACACCAGCATTCAGAATGACCGTCCATTCACGGCTTCCAGCCGTATAGGCTGCGATAATAGCGGCGGCAAATACTTTTGCCCACGACTTCAGCATAGCCTTATGTTCGCTAGATACTTTCATATTTCTCCTAGTTACCATTTTCCCAATGGACATTTAGATGATTTAATTTTAGTTTTAACTGGCATAAAACACTTACATACTTTACATTGTGCCAAATGCTTGTTAAACTTTTCGCATTCACGGCAAACAACCATGCGTGCTTTAAGGTCTATTGAATCGGTTCCCATTCTGACTTCTCATCATTCCAATTATGGGTAATAAACCAATTTCGGATATCCTCATCCCAAGAATACAAATGCTCATCATTTTCTGGATATGGAACTGGGGCAACCCAATCCAAATCAGAGTTCAACTCCCAACTTGGAAATGGTGCTGGAAGAACAAAAGAATCCGTAGGCTCATCATATCGGGAACCAACACGAGCAAAAGTTTTCCTAATATTACCGTGCAAACTAGTGCGCAAGCAGCGTTGTCCACGAAACTGGGAATAATGTTCTTCCCAGTTGGAGATTCCATCAACAACTTCCCATTCGTTGCGACCAACAATAACTTCAGTCACAATGTTGTTTTCATCAAGAAATGCGTAATGTGCCATTAGAATGTAATCGTCCCTGTGCCACCAGTAAATGAATAGATTCGGAAACCACCGCTAGTAGTGGTCGTGTAGGTCAAACCACCGCTAATTGATGTGATTGCGGCTTCGCTATCAACATAGCGTAGTGCGACAAATCCAGAACCACCAACTCCAGCATATCCAGTTGGACCACCACAGTCACGACCACCACCACCACCGCCACCACCAGTGTTGGCTCCACCAGTTCCACCTTGACCACCACAGCAGTTCGGTTCGGTTCCTGCTCCACCTCCACCGCCACCAGAACCGCCAGCACAGCCCGTACCGTTGTAATCACAACTAAGATTTCCCTTACCGCCACCACCTCCACGGGTAACAGCGGAACCAGTAATAGAATTGCTCAAACCAGCACCACCGACACATGATGTTGCAGCGGCACCAGAACCACCACCACCACCAGAAGCAGAACCATTATAACCCTGTGTAGTTGCACCGCCAGCGTTACCACCGACACCATACGATGCTGGAGAGTTTCCAGCAGTTGAGGTAATACTAGCAAGAATAGAATTGCTTTGTGCTGCGCCGACTGTGACAGTATAGGTTGCTCCACGCTCAAATTCCAATGGTGCGCCAAGAGCGGAACCGCCACCATTCGTTGCACCAGTTACAGAAGTACGATAACCCCCAGCACCGCCGCCACCCGAACCGTTTCCGCCACCATATCCACCACCAGCAATAACAAGATATTGAACGGAAATAGGTGGATTCCCACCACGGCGCACCGAATCAACAGACCCAACAACACCACGGCGACTGCGTGGCGCAAGTGCGCCACCACTCATAGCCTTGCCACCAAAAGTTTCAATTAACGCTCTGGGCATAAATACCTACTAAGCGGTGATTCGGTTCACATACCCCGTAATGGTAACCACATTCGCCGTAGCAGCGAATGCACGAATAACCAGCGGAGTAGCATTCCCCTTCAGGATAAGTCCAGGAATAATAAGGTACAAACCGTTTTCAGCCTTGACGGTAAATTCAATCAAATCGTTTGGAGCGGTTGTGCCACCCCATTCAATCGTCAACTTACGGTCAGTCGTATCAGTGTTCTGGGCGTAAATCCAAACTTCGTCCAGCGTGGTAGCGGTGGACGAACCAGTGTGAATCGTGGTTCCAGCGGTTGCGGTAGCGGCAACAAGGATAGCCTTGCCATCGGTTGAACCGCTCAGAATTTGCTTTGAAAAAGTTGCCATATACTATTGAACTCCTGTTCCCTAGAAGATTGCGGAAGCCAGAATAAACTGGTCATTTTGGCTTTGAGCCGTAACCCGAGCCGTTGTATGATAGAGATTAGTGGAACCCTCGGTCAGGTCATCTGTCGTTGCTGGAATCAGCGAAGTAACCACAGAAGCACTTGCCACAAACTCAGCCACATCGTTCATCGCCACCTTTTTAGTGGTCGTTGCACTAGTATCCACAACGGGCAAAACATCGGCACCAGCCAAATCAACAGCCGTAATAGCGGTCAACTGAGAAATCTTTAGGTCAGCCATTACAAGTTACCTGCTTCCAACAACATAAACGAACCATCCTCCAATAGCAAATCTGTTCCATTTTCCAACTCAAGGTTGGAAACTACATAATCAGGGTCCGACCAGAAACTGTTTGCTAGGTCACCCACGGTAAGACCATCAGCACCCTGAGCCACATAATAGTCATACTGTAGCGAACCACGATACTGAAGCCCCACAGTGGACCAATGCGTATACAGCAAATCGCCCAGCGTGTTTCCAGCGGTCGGGTACAACGCCTTCAAGGCTACAAACATAGCATCGTTAGTCGTTGTCATAATCCCTCATTTTTCTTGGTTCACCCTCACAGCATGAATCCTTGTAGCCACACTCGGGACACCGCCAGCGGCACGCTACAGGCGGATAATCACACCCACAAGTAGGACACTCAACGGTAGCCCCCACTATTGACTCTTTAGTTCCCTACGGGATTCCACTTCCGATTGAGCGGCTGCCGCAATAAGAGCATCCAGTTCCGCATCCGAGATTTCGGATGGCTTAGTGGAATGTTCCACATGAACTTGGGTTGGTGCCAAACGGTTCGTTGCCTGCAAATACAGTTTGGCGGAGTTGTTGTCTCCGTTCATCGCACGCTCGTACAATGAGTCTAATAGTTTTTGGGTTCGTTCGGGAGATTGCTGTAGGTCGTTGACTCGCTTTTCCCATTCCAGTTTAAACGCTGGTTTCTTCTTCCACCTACGCAAGGTGGTTTCATCTACGCCGAGTTCGGTTGCAAGTTTGTCTTGGGAGGTTGGGGTTCGGTGTCCTGCTGGGGTCATCAGCCAGTTCAGGAATTGTTCTTGTCGTACATCAAGTATGCTGTCCATGCCATTAGGTGTTTTGTTCTCAACTTGTATGCAACTTGTAAAGGAACCGATAGAACATGGATGGGGGGACCTACGGGGGGGGTAAGGGATACTGGATTAGCACCGAGCGTGAGCGTAGGTGCGTCCAATAATATTGGGTTTAAGGATACAACCAGCCTACGGCTGGTTTAACTAGAAGATAGTATCATTTTCAGCATGGACAGGTGGGGTCATGTTTAGAACAATCGCTGTAATAGTAGGTACCGCTATGGGGACTTTGGCTGGGATAGCCGTGTTTCTTCGGGTGCTGTTTCGGGAACTAGAGAAAGCAGACGACAACAATGGCTTCTAAGAAGATGCGTAAGCCGATGGACAGCGCAAAGGATGACGCTGAACGGATGATGGGTGCTATGGCATTCATCAAGGATAAGTACGGTAAGAACTGGGACACCGAAGGCTATAAGACTCCCCGTGAGTTTATGAACTCTGCCAAGGATGTTATCTCCGAATCTGAGATTGGTGACATGTTTCCTGAGGCTGTTTGGTCTAGGGCTGCTGATAAGATTCTGATGGATGTTTGGTCCCGTAAGCGTAACAAGATGAAGATTGCCCGTAAGTAATTATGGCTAGTAAGAAGTCTGCCAAAGTTTCCAAAGTTATGCGTGAATACAAGGCTGGCAAACTTAAGTCATCCGCTGGAAGAAAAGTAACCGACATCAAACAGGCTATCGCTATTGCGATGTCTGAAGCAGAATATGAGAAGCATGAGCGTAGCGAGGACGGTCGGAAACAGTCTCGTATGAAGGACCGCAACCATGACCTGTATAATGGTTACGCTGAAGAAGAATACACCAGAAAAGTCCCTAAGGGTTATCATCGTATGCCTAACGGTAAGTTGATGAAGGGTTCCCGACACAAGTAATGGGTTACACGAAACCAGACTTGCGGCGCCGCATTGTCGCCGCTGTAAAAGCAGGAACCTCAGGCGGCAAAGCAGGACAATGG